TATGATCATTACACAAGTAAATGCACTCATGACTATCATTCAGCAGATCTTGCTTTCTGTAAAGACTTAGTTAAAACAGCGTTAGAATATAATGATGGACAATTTGATCCACGTAATAGAAAAATTATTGCCGCAGAACCACAATTTGATATTCCAATAGAAACTGGATGGGCTAAATACGAATATAAATTACCAAATGGTAAAATTGTTAAAGGTCAATTAGCTATTAAGGGTACTATTGATCTTGTAACAGAAGTAGATAAAGATGTGATAGAAATCATAGATTGGAAAACAGGAAAAAGACTTAATTGGGCAACAGGGGAAGAAAAAACATATGATAAATTATGTCAAGACCCACAGCTGATGTTATATAATTATGCCACATCTAAACTTTTTCCAGAATATAAACAATCAATTATGTCTATCTTCTTTATTAAAGACGGTGGACCATTTAGTATGTGTTTTGATGAACAGGATCAAAATAATTTCTTGTCCATGCTAGAATCTAGATATAAGCAAATTCAACATAATGATTTTCCTAAGCCTATTTCTAATGATAGATCTAATTTTAAATGTACTAAATTATGTCACTTCTATAAGAACAATTGGCCGGGAACAAATAAACCAATGTGCAATTATGTTGAAGATCATTTAAGAGCTTTTGGATATGATGAAACAATAGAAAAATGCACTAATGATAATTTTGATATAGGATATTATTCAGCGCCGGGTTAATTATGTTAGAAGTAAAAATTACAGAACAGATGAAAGAGCGAGCTTTTCAAAAGGCCAAAGATATGGGTAAATTGGTTAATTCTATCACTAATGGTGATGGTAATTTGGCTGGATTTTTAGGAGAAGAAATAGCCAATTCTGTTATTAATGGCACGATTAATAATACTTATGATTATGATATAATTAAAGAAGGAAAAAAATATGACGTAAAAACAAAAAGATGTACAAGTAAACCAAAAGAATATTACGAATGTTCGATAGCGGCATATAATACTAAACAAAAATGTGACACATATGTATTCGTGCGAATAGAATACAAAAATAATAACTGGGGTAGGGCTTGGATTCTAGGATATTTTCCTAAAACAGAATATTTTCAAAAGGCAAGATTTCTAAAACAGGGGGATATAGACCATAGTAATGGCTTTATTGTAAAAGCTAACTGTTATAATATGGCAATCAAGGATCTTAAACAATATGGCTGAATTACTCGACTTACATAAAGAATTTCATCTTGGTAATATGTTTACATATAACGTTGGAAAAAAATTAGCCAACTTATTATGTAATAAATTCAGAGTAATTCTAAAGTATGATAATGCAGAATTGCCAATATTTAATGATGATTTACTAAATATTGAAATAGCGACCTCAAGAGAAACACACTCTATACCTAATAATTTTTTTAGAGATGATGTTTACGCTATTTTTCAAAACTATTTTATGCTAGATAGATGGGAATATCCTATATATAATCCACTAGCATATCCAATGCCAATAGGAACATTTGTCGATTTTGATCAGTTGAAATCTATAGAAATCAAACCGATTCCAGAAAGGAAATATGATTTTTCTTTTGTGGGGCAAATACCACACACTGGTACTAGAGATTCTTTTAAAAGAAATATAGAACAATTAATATTAAAAACTGGCAAGAAGTTTAAATATGTATTAGAATTTACTAATGGTTTTAATAATGGACTATCACATACAGAATATGTTGAGCTATTAAACGACTCAAAAATAGCATTGTGTCCACCCGGCGCTTATAGCTTAGAAACATTTAGATTTTTTGAATGCATTAAAATGGGCGCAATTCCAATGGTTGAAAGATTGCCCAAGCTGTGGTATTATGAGAATGCACCATTCTTCAAGTGTAGGTGGCACGAATTAGATTTTTATTTATCAACATCTTTGAATTATCTAAATAGCACTATATCCAGAAACACATTTGAAAAATTAGCTATATATAATATGAACATACTAGATGAGCAACAACTCGCACTACATTTATATAAAGTATTACAAAATAGAAATAATATAGATAAAACAATTATACAATCAGAAATACAAAAAATAAGAAGAGAGCTAGAACAATATGTCTAATATTGCATTAAATTGTAAAACACATTTTAGTTTACTAAATGGCTTATCACAATGTGACGACTTAGCAAAGAGATGTAATGAGTATGGATATGATGGCTGTGTTATAGCAGATAAAAAAACCATATCTGGAGCAATAGAGTTTCATCAAGCCTGTAAAAAAAACAACATTAAACCAATTATAGGATGTGATTTTGGCGAATTTATATTGATTGCAAAAAATAAATCTGGATGGTTTGAACTAATGAGAATAGTTTCAGATATTGATCATATCATGCTAGAGGATATTGCTAAAACCAACAATATATTATGTATGTCTAACGATCTAAATATAGAAAAAATTTTTCTAGACAATTTTATTCAATGTAATATAAAGCAATATGCTATCTACTATGTAGATCAAAAGGACGTAGAGTGTCATCGTATTTTGTTATGTGCGGATCAGAAAACAACATTGCCAAATATAAAGAAAAAGATCAGAAACAATGAAGAATTTGAGCATATGGAATTTTTTACTAGAAATGATTTCTACTTAACTATTCCGCCAAGTGATACTATTTATCAATCAATTTCTGATAAGTTAAACATATTATGCGAGTCATATGATATAACAGAAAAACCACGACTACCAAAATTTCAATGCCCAAATGATATTAATGAAAATGATTATTTGAGGCAGTTATGTAGAATTGGGTGGATGGATAGATTAATCAAAACTGGTAAAATATTGAATGAAGATAAAAAGACGGAATATACTAATAGAATAAAACATGAACTGGATGTAATACTAAATGCAAATCTCGCCGGATATTTTCTAATTGTGCAAGATATAGTCAATGAAGTCAAGCGTAGAGGATGGTTAGCTGGTCCCGGTAGAGGTTCAGCCGCAGGGTGTCTGGTATCGTTTCTAGTAGGAATTACAGATGTGGACCCAATCCAACATGGTCTACTTTTTGAAAGATTCTACAACGAAGGTAGAAACACTAAAGACCACATCTCGTTACCAGATATTGATGTCGATGTACCAGCTGAATATAGAGATAACATTATTGACTATATCAAAACAAAATATGGACATGAAAATGTATCTCAAATGATTACATTCGGTAGACTACAAGGTAGAGCAGCATTAAAAGAGGTTTTAAGGATTAATGATGCCGTGTCATTTGCTGAAATGAATGAGATAACTAAAAGAATACCAAACGAGGCAGAAATCTCTGATCAGCTAGAATTAATGGGTGAAAAATCTATCATTAATTGGGCATTAGATAATGACGCTGAATCATTAAAGAATTGGTGCTATAAAAACGAAAATGGCACATTAGAAGGACCGCTAGCAGATATATTTAAACAGGCAATCGACATTGAGGGTACTAATAAGTCGCAAGGCAAACATGCGGCTGGAGTATTAATCTCTCAACAAAAACTTCTAGATATATGTCCAATGGTTAAAGACAAAAACGATCAAATGATAGCCGCATTTGAAATGAACGATTTAGAAAGCCAAGGACATATCAAGTTCGATATTCTTGGAATTGATTTATTAAGTAAGATCATGGAGATTATTGGAGACGAAAATGACAATAACTAAGCAAGATATTAAAGCTGTTGTTTTTGCTGGATGCGCTGTAGATTGTGGTGGTGTGTCTATATGTAACATAGAAAATCATCTCAAGAACAAATTGATATCCAGAGCAGCAAAGTACCAAGTTTGGTCAGATAAGCATCATTGTTATAATATGTATCATAATATTGATGAAGCTGTAGATAAATTTTTTGCATTAACCAGAGGAAAACTGAATGGCAAATCATAGAGATTATATTGTGTTCGACTTTGAAACTGGTGGCGCTGATCCAAATACATGTCAACCCACACAGATAGCCGCAGTAGCCATACATGCGAAGAAGTTGGAACTACAACCAAATGGAGTCTTTAATAGTGAAATTAGACCAATAATTGACGATGAAGAAGCTATTAAAGCTGGAGTAGGACCGCTTGAGGATAAGGCATTAGAGATTACCAGAAAAAATAGAGACACTTTAGCCAAAGCACCGCTACCAAAAGTTGTATGGAAAAAATTTGCAGAATTCTGTAATCAATACAATTTTAAGAAAACATCATATACCGCACCAGTAGCTGTTGGCTATAATATCATTGGATATGATATGGTTATCGTAGATCGCTTATGTAAACAATATGGACCATTTGATAAAATCAAAAATGAGCAAAAGATCTTTAATCCAATATTCAAGATAGATCTAATGAATCATATATATTGCTGGTTTGAAAATAATCACGATGTAAAAGGTTATAACATGGATTATTTAAGAGATTATTTCGGAATATCTTCAGAAAATTCACATGACGCCTTACAAGACGTTAAAGATACAGCAAATATACTGATAAAATTTCTAAAGCTACAGCGTAATCTATTAAAGAAAATCAAGTTTGAAAAAGCCTTTGCAAATAGCGAACTCTATATACAATAGACAATTAACATGAAAACATTTAACATAAATGATTTTGATGACGACGAGGTTTGGGATTTGATTTGTACTGGAAAAACCAAAGGAGTTTTTCAATTAGAATCTAATCTTGGACGACATTGGGCTAAACAGCTAAAACCTAGAAACCTATCAGAACTTGCAGCTTTGATTAGTTTAATTAGACCGGGATGTCTAAAGGCGTATGTAGATGGCAAATCTATGACGCAACATTATATTGATAGAAAACATGCCAAAGACCCAGTAACATATCCTCATGACTCATTGGAGTCAATTTTAAGTGAGACATATGGTGTATTGGTATATCAAGAACAATCCATGATGATTGCACAAAAACTAGCAGGATTTTCACTAAAAGAAGCGGATTCACTGCGTAAAGCGATTGGCAAGAAAAATGCAGCACTCATGAATGAAGTCAAAGAACAATTTATTCAAGGATCAGAAAAACTAAATATAGTCACGAAAGAGTCAGCAGAAGAAATTTTCTCTTGGATAGAAAAATCTAATAGATATGCATTTAATAAATCACATGCAGTCTCCTATGCTATCAATGCGTATTGGAGTGCGTATTGTAAAAAATGGAAACCACTAAGCTTCTATAAAACTTACCTAAATCATGCACATAGAAAGCCAGACTCACAAAAAGAAATAAAGGAATTAATCACTGATGCAAAATCAAACGATATAGATGTATATCCACCAAGGCTAGATAATCTATATACAGATTTCACAATCAAGAATGGTAAGATATTTTTTGGCTTAAATCATATTAAAAATGTTGGAGAAGCAGAGTGCAAAAAAATCCAAGAAATCAAATATAATCATGATATAACTAGATATACATGGCTAGAT